ACAAGAAAAAGCAAAAAGTTATTTTGATCTTTTTAGTGACGAAAAAAAAGAAGAAGATAGCTTTAATTCAGGGGGAAGTATGATGGGTTCATATAGCTCTTTATTTGGTTAATAGTGGCAGAACATAAGAAAGCTGCTAAAGCAGCGAAATTACATAAAGACAAGATGGCATGTAATAAACCAAGGCGGGACGTTAGAGGCGGCAAAAAATCTGTCGTAAAAGGCTGTGAGGGAAATAAACAAACGATTATCCGCTTTGGTGATGCAAATATGACAATCAAAAAAAATGATCCTGCCAGACGCAAAAGCTTTAGAGCTAGACACAAATGTGATGAAAAAAAGAGTAAACTAACTGCAGGCTACTGGTCGTGCAAAGCGTGGGCCGTATTACCTTTTATCTTTGTTGCTAGTGGATTAAATATCTGGTAAAATTCAAAGAGATAAATAAATCCAATGAAAAAAGGCGGCGGCTACGTCATTGGCAAACCCAAGAAAACTCATCAGGGGCAGTCTAAAAATAGTAAGATGAAACCCCGACGAAAACGGCTCCGTGGACAAGGAAAAGGTTAAGAGCAAATTATATGGCTGTGTCGTAGACAAAAAAGGCAAAATTTATGGGCGATTAACAGTATTAGGTTACAGTCCTAGTAATAAACATCAGACAACTCGCTGGGTTGTTTTTTGTTCGTGTGGAACCATATTCACTACTTATGGAATGAGCTTGAATTCTGGTAAGACATTAAGTTGCGGATGTTTACAAAAAGAAAAAGCAACTAAACACGGATACTCAAAACATCCACTTTATAAAACATGGGTATCTATAAACTATAGATGTACAAATCCAAAGTGTAAGGACTATAAAAATTATGGCGGCAGAGGAATTAAAAATTCTTTTCAATCCTTTGAAGAGTTTTGCAGAGTAATGGGACCAAGACCAACTAGCATGACCATCGAACGAAAAGATGTTAACGGAGATTACTCCCCTTCTAACTGTATTTGGATACCCAATAAAAAACAGGCTAGCAATAGACGCTGTTGCATTTCTGCTGAAACTAAAAATTTAGTTAAAGATCTTTTTAGCTCAGGGGTTTCCAAAAGTGAAATAGGTAGAAAATTGAATATAGGAACAACATCTGTATGCAGAATACTCAAAAATTAAATTTCCTGTAACCACTGCACTGAAGAAATAAGATAATATATTGGTAATTAATGTACCAATATGTACCCCTACAAAGAAGCTGTTCAGCTGATTAAAAAATTTGAGGGGTTCCATGAGAAGGCTTTCTGTGACCCTACGACAGGCCAGGAAGCCTATCTTATTGGCTATGGTACTACTTATTACCCAGATGGATCTCCGGTCAAGCAAGGACATCTCTGCACCAAGCAAAAAGCAATGGAGTATTTACTGCAAGAAGTAAACGTTATTGCTAATGAACTAAACAAATTAAACTTAGGTCTTGATGCCTCTATGCTTAACGCGTTAATTTCTTTTGTCCATTCAGTAGGCTGGGAACCTTTTCTTTATAGCAGTATTATTGACTGGTGCGAACAGGAAGATTATATCCAGGCATCCCAAGAAATCACTAAATGGATTTTTGATGCCACGCATCAAGCCATTGGTGGATTAATTGACAGACGTAGGCAAGAAGTTAAATTATTTCTTCAGGAATACAATACAAATTCCTGGACATCAGATGACATACTTTTAAAGGCTTTCAGGAATTATGTTGCTGCTCCACATCAGGTACGTGCTATACGTACACTGCAAGAATCAGTAAGTCCCTACACATTGTCTGAGTTCGCCAATGATTTTGATCTTGAATCCGATCCTTATACGGATTTTTCCCAAGATGAGTTAGATTCAATCTTTAAATGTTTGGACTAAAATAAATAAAGTAATGGCAAACGGTATGGGTGAATCTACCACTAAGGAATTTGATATGCCACTGCATCTTCAATTGGCAATGCGTAAGGCAGAGATTGCCGTCAAAGAGATGACATGGGATGAACTTCAAGATGCCATTTTGAATCTTTATCACCAGCATTTGCTACAGATTCAAGCAGTTAAAGATATGTTGCAAGCAGAAGACATCGAGCTAGAATTTGACCTTCCTTCTGATATTGAGTTAGCGCAACTTGCTTTATCAATGATGAACGAGGAAAATTATGAAGACGAAGAAGGAGATGATTTTGCTCCTTTTTAAGTTTTTTGTTGCGAATCACTTATAATCAAAACAGAATAAACAGTAGTGCATGTTGTCAACGGAATATAGATTACGTCTTGAATTTATCTGTAACAAAATTTCTTGTAAAGAACCAGTTCAATTAAAAGATATGATCTGGGCTGAGAAGTTAGCTAAAGCTAATCGATCAGCAGGTGAGCTTTTAAGGCGCGCACGACGCATTGCTCATAACCCAGAAATGAAACAAAACAGTCTTGATGGTTTTATGAATGCAATGGATCTTGGTGATCCAGACCCACAAAATTACCGCACCGGTTTTGACAGTGCGGATGACATTGTGGAATGGTTTAGCCAGGAAAAAACAGACGACTGGCGCCAAAGAGATTAATTTTTCTCTGCGTCTGCTACTTCAATAAGACGATCAAGATACCAACGACATTTTTTTAAATCTTCCACACCGCCTTTATTTTTCCAACGCCATAAATATTTAACGCAATTGCCACGAAGAAACCCTTCGTATTCCTCAAAAGTAAGTTGTGCTTCAATTGCTTCAATACATTCAATACCACCTTCTTCTGTGTAGTGTGAAGGATGATTAATGTTATTAATTAATACAGGACGCATTGATGTTTCTTTTGGCTCATCATTACCACTAGTATCTGTTGCCCAGGGGACAGGACAGACACCTCCTGGACAATCGCTGATCTCAGTCAACTCATTTGTATCAATTGGTTCAAACAAATCCTTCAACGATTCACGCCTTGCTTTAGTTTCCTTTGCATCGCCATTGACACTTCCTGTTCCTCCGGCGACAGTTGCCCCATATCCACCAGTAGTTGCCTTGGTTGAGGCTGTGCCCCGTGCATAATTCCCATCTCTGCGCTGGGAATCATTCCTGTTAATCCGCATCGTGGTTGCGCTCTAGGATCTATACTTAAGTTATCACGTGGCATGTCTTGTTGGGTAACAGCTAAGCCAGTGTTGTATTGATCGTAAAGTGGTACATCATTAGCATCGTTATCTAGAGGCTGACCAAAAGTATCTAGATTTGTTAAACGCTGCTTTAATTTATAATTGCCTTCAATGAAAGCATTTAAAAAAGCATCCATGAATATTTTCCTGATTTAAACTACATTATAAGTGATACAATTCGATGCTAATTCCAGATATTGGTGAAGGAAGAAGTAGCTCGGGTTCTTCCATTACCGATTTAAATCCTGAGCGTTCTTACGACGTAGATATTCGCCGGTTAGATGATGATGAAAAAGAAATTGCCCGTGCTGCGGATACTCGCAACGTAGGACAGCAGCGTCGTGTTGAAAAGTTCTTGAAATCAGCTCGTTCAGCTGGAAAGTTTCGCCAGAAAAGAAACTACGATCAGCCATATACAACCAGAGAAGGACAAACCCCTGCTTTTATCGAAGGAGATCGATTTGGCAGGGCCGGTTCAACAAATTATGCAGATAAGCCACAACCGTCAACCAGTAGGCTTTATTACTAAAGCTATACCCTTAGTCTAGCCATACTAAAATTTTAGACTTTAGAAAGGACTACTTCATAAGGTTGTTTGTTATATTTGCCTTTACGTTCAAAGTAACTAACTTCACAAGGCTCTCCTTGATAAAACAAGAGCTGACAGATACCTTCGTTAGCGTAAATTTTATTAAACAATGGAGTGCAGTTACTAATTTCTAAAGTCAAATGGCCTTCCCAGCCAGCTTCAGCTGGTGTAATATTTGCCATAATGCCAGCACGGGCATATGTAGACTTGCCCACAGCAACTACAGTGACATCTCGTGGGAGCTTAATATGTTCAATAGCAACGCCTAAACAGTAACCATAAGGCGGAATAATAAAATATTGACCCCTTTCATCCTTATGCAATTCAGTTTCTTTTAAAATTTCAGGATCAAAGTTTTTGGCATCGCACATGCCATGCTGCACACCGCCAAATAAAAGACATTGGTTAGGAGATAAACGAATGTCATATCCATACGAGCTAAGCCCATAACTTAAGACTGGGACATCGTTTTCTTTATTGACAAGATAATCCTGGAAAGGAGTTATCATCCCTTCCTCAGCTAATTTACGGATTTCTTTGTCGCTAAGAACAGACATGTGCTTTATCCAATGAAGATAATCTACACCAAAATTCTTCCTTTTTCGCTGTAGATATCAACAAAATTCTCTGTAGCTTCTTGCACATTATCACGTGGTTGTAAGTAAACTATGACACTACAGCCCGTGGTTTTATGCATTGTTTCATCCGTTGCAAGATAATGACGCATCAACTTGGGTCTTGATTTCATGATGCAAACAGGATGATCAAAGATGTCTTGTACATACATCGTTATGTCAATATAATTACTGAAAAAAATAGCTTGCTCTACTTTGCCTTCTAGCCATTTTCGCTTCAGTGTTTTCCACCACAACGCATGGCCTGAAGTTAAAGTAGGAGACAAGCCCCTGGTGCGAATCCATTTATCTTCTTTTTTGTTAAAGTAATAAGAAAATTGAGGGGGGAATAAATAAACGTTACCGTACCATTCGTCTTCATTAAGCGGGTCATTAATAGGTGTGTAGTAATTTTTTGCTTGTACGTACTGATTTGCGAAATCAGAACTAGCAGGATCTAATGTGATCTCTCCTAAAAGCATATGAGCGGAATCGATCAAATCTCGATTGGTAACCCACTCAAAATCTTCAGTTTTAATGTTGCCTCTTTTGATACCCATCAATCACTAACCTGGTTATAATCAATTGCAAAATAACGCATCCCTTGGTGGTCATTGATGATATAACCAGCGCCTGCTGCAGGATCAAGTTTTTGAGCAGATTCTAAAATTGTTTTAAACGTTTCTTGAAGCTCTCCTTCAGAAGATTCCTGAGCAGCGTGTAGTTCTTTTAGTGTCAACCAAAACATTGAACGATCGTTGTTGTTTGGCTGAAAGCACATTATTCCAGGGCCTTCTGTTTCCCAGAATTTATTGAAGTATTTACCCATATCACCAAGAAGCAGTTTAATTGTTGCATCTGCATACTTGGCGCTAGCAGAATCAAAGTTTTCTCCGATTACAGAAGCTAGTAATTTCTCGCGTCTATCCATGATCAATTAAACGTTGTTTGTGTAAAGCTTGTAGCATTTTAGGCAATGGTTCATAAATAACAACCATCTTTCCTAGTGCGCCACGTTTCTTTATTAATTTATCATTTTCGTTTCGCATTTTTCTAAACTCCCCTGAGCGTATTAAGTATTCAGCAACACAACGAAGCCTGCGTTTTAAAGGAAGATCTGCATTGGGGAACCGACTACAAATTGTATCTGGCTCCATGTTTACAAATGCTAGACGCAAACGATTCGCCAAAGTCATGTTACTGTTAGGATCTTCGACTTCAAAATCATGCAGTAGTTTTATATAGCGTTGTAAACAACCATCATCAAAAGAACCCTCTGGTGGTAAAAAAAGACGTACCTGCGAAGCTAAGCTCACTGGGAGAAGTTCCTGATAATTATCTAGAGTTAAAGCGCTAATCACGATGCCATCAAAACGGTGAGCCATAATTATTCTTTCGGGATGCCGACATTTTCTAATTCTGTGCGTCGTTGTTTATACATTCCACTTCCACCATCAAATGTACGAAGACTTGCTTCCGGACCTTTATGAAAAGAAAGGATTAATTGATTCCAGGGGATACGAACAAGTTGTTTAGTTTTACCTGCAGGAATGACAATATAATGAACCCCCTGGACCCAACCAGTAAAATTATCTGGTTTATTTTTTTTCTTACCTTGTAGAATCCAGTTGCGAATTGTTTGATCAGTTACGCCAAGGCGTTTGGCACATTCTTCGGTTGAGATGTATTCATCTGCATAGATCTCAGGACTGACTTGATCCGTTTCTTTATTGCTGTATTTAGAATGCCATATCGAAGCAAGGATGTTTCTGATTCCTTTTAGTTCTCCTGCAATAACTGATAACTCTTTGTTGATGTCAGAAGACATAGATAAAAATAAATGCTACAGTTTGTATGCAGAATAACCCGACAAGCATGGAAGATCAAGTACCTTCTAGCAATATTCCTCAGCAAGAAGGAAACTATTACGTTGATCCGGCTGGCGAACGATATCAAAATCCTACTGAATTTAATCAGGCACAAATGCAAATGCCTGAAAAAAGGAGTTTTAATTTTGAAGAAATGCGACAAAAAGCACTACAAGATGCAATTCAGCAAGTAACCGCAAAGCGTTCTGTTGAACAAGAACAACCTATGCAAATGCCGTTTAAGCAAGAAGTGCCAGTAGTTACAAGCAATTCAACGCCGCAAATAGTTTATGTAAAACGCAATATGACACTTGCAGAGTTATTGTTAACGCTTTTATTGGCTTGCGGAATCGTAACAGGAGTTCAATTCACTTGGAGCTTTGCTACTGATTTAATTTCGCGTATCGAAATCAAAGGTAAATAAGCAGTCCTATAATTAAATGAGGACTTGGCTTAGAGCAGGGTGCCAAATAGAAAGATAACAGATTTTCCCGCTATTCTTCCAGGGGATATTGTCGATGCAGACGTGCTCAATTTGGTGCACGTTTTTGAAGTTGACCCTGCTCTACGCAATAAGAAAATTACTTTCAGTGGTTTTCGTGAATATTTAGATACATATTATATTAACTATAATGAAATCGATCCTTTTGAGTTAAACAATTTAATTGTATCAGGCTATTTAAGAGTCAGTGGTGAAGCTACATTAGCCACTGGTTTAACAGTAAGTGGTAATGCAGATTTTAAACAAGATGTAATTATTAGAAATGATTTGCTTATTGCCAATGATTTAACAGTAACAGGAAATATAACAGGAAATCAAATTGATGTTAATAATTTATTAGGTGATTATTTAGAAGTTACTTCAGGCAATTTTACAATTGCAACAGGCACAACAATTGATTTTGTTAGTGGTTATTTTGACAATGTATCTGGAACAACAATTACAGGAGATTCTGTAGGCATTGATGATGGCACTGCAGTTACTTTTGCTGTAACAGATACTCTTGATGCTGTATCTGGTTTATTTGATTACGCTAATGTAAAAGATTTAATTGCCACTGGAACCGTTGAAGTTAGTGGTACTTTTCTTGTAAGTGGTATTACAGCTACAGGTACTATTAGTGGTCAAACAATTACAGGAGAACTTGCTAGTTTTACCACTGTAATTGCTCAAACAGGCATCTTTACTTCAACGGGAACCCTTTCAGGCGCAACAATAACCGGTGATGTAATTAGATACACAACAGCAACAGGAAACGCTTTAACACTAACTACTGGTGACTTCACAAATGTTTCAGCCACTGGTATTAACGTCAATACTTTAACGGGAACAACTATACAATTTACCAATGGTTTTATTGGTAACGACCTTACTGTTACAGGTGATTTAACAGCTACAAATATTACAGGAACTTACATCTCAGGTGCTACAGGTGAATATACAACACTATCTGGAGCATCAATTACAGGCGATACTATTGATGCAACAACAATAAATGTTTCCACTTTAACTGCTGCAAATTTAAGCTTTAGTGGTGATCAGACTATTAGCGGTGATTTTACCGTTTTACAAGATATTTTTGCAAGTGGATCAGGATATTTTGCTTCCGGTATTAGCGTCACAGGAACTATTAGTGGCGAAACAATTACAGGGCAGTCAGGTACTTTTGATACTTTAATTACTGCTCCTACTATTACAGGAGGTTTCGTTAGTGTTACAGGTGTTGTTGTTTCTGGTGACGTAACTGCAACAGGTGATTTAAGAGTTAGTGGTGTTTTAGATGTTGCTAACAATACAGATATTGGTGGAAATCTTATTGTTGTAGGAACAACTCAATTAAGCGGCAATACTGATATTAGTGGGACTGTTTCTATTACCAGTGGAAATGTTGTAGGCGATGGGCTTACTAATATTAGTGGCATTTCTTTCTTAAATGTAAGCAGTGGTTTAGTTGATAACAATTTAATTGTTAGCGGAGATTTAGATGTCAGCGGTACTGCTACCTTTGATGAGTTAGTTATTCTTAGTGGGTTAACAGTTAGTGGAGACTTTTTAGTTTCTGGATCATTAACTGTTGATGATGATGCGACAATTAGTGGAAATATTACAGCTGTTACTGGTGTTTATACAACAGTTACTGGTAATCTTGTTGAGTTTACGTCAGGAATATTTCAAGATTTAAGTGCTGTTACTGCTAGTGGCACAGCTTTAAGTTTTACAAATATTACAGGTACAACTGTAACCGGTATTGATGCATTATTTACTAATGGTACTTTCCAAACGCTAACAGGTGTTACTGTTACTGGTACTACATTAAATTTCACAAGTGGCTTCTTTGTTGATTTAGAAGCATCAGGCGACGTTACGCTTGATGGTAATTTAACTGTAATTAGTGGATTAACAGCAGCATCTGGAGTAATTGAAAATACCTTTACTGTTACAGGATCTACCACATTAGTCAGTGGTTTAACAGTTAGTTCAGGACAAGCTGCTTTCCCATGGGGAACTTCGGGAGAACCTGGCATTACGTTTACAGGTGATCTTAATACAGGTTTTTATAATGATTCTGGTGAACGTATTGGATTTGCTACAAATGGAAATCGTGCTGTAACTATTGAATCTGGAACAGGTAATAGTGAAGGTAGATTTGTATTAACAATTTGGTCTGCTTAAAGTAGAATACAAAATATATGTATTAAGAGCAAAGTAGTATCATGGCTCAATATGGTGAAGTTCGTGTTGATTACCTTACCTATACAACAGGTGTTTCACCTTCTGAAGGTAGTGCAACAACAACAATCTCAGGTTTAGTTAATTCTCCTACTTTTAGCGGTGACGTTAATGTTGAAGGAAACTTAGTTGTTAATAACAGTTTAACTGTTTCTGGAGATATTATTGCTAGTGGTGTAACAATTTCTGGCATTACCGGTTTATTTGCATCCGGTATAGAGACTGCACCTTCTATTGCTTTTGTTGATGATACAGATACTGGTTTTTATAATTCTGCTACAAATGAAATCCGTATTGTAACCAATGGTAATGATCGTTTAACTATTGATGATACAGGCAACGTAGGGATTGGCACTACGAGTCCTGCTAATAGCATTCACATTAAGAGTAGTGTTCCAGCACTTAGATTAGAGGATACTAACTGGAGCGGATCTCACTTAATTACGGACAATGCAAATGGCGACCTTTTGTTTACTGCCAATGCAAGCAATACCTTAGGCGTTGATTCAAACATCAGATTTCAGATAGCTAATGCCGAACGCGCCCGCATCGACAGCTCGGGCAACGTAGGTATTGGCACGACGAGTCCTGAGGCACTTCTTCATATCGTTCCAGGAAATGTGGGGACTACTGCTATTGGAGGAAGAGACATTAACTATGGCGCAAATTTGCAAACCAGTTCTGGCCGTAGCGGTTTTCTTGTTCGTGTTAACAATAACTTTACTAATGATTCTGACAACTCTGGCTTTATGTGGCTGTATCCATTTGATACAGGCGGAAATAACAACTACAAAGTCTTCAGATCTGCAACAGGGTCAACACTTGTTGATAAGTTCTGGGTCAATCAAGGTGGTGGGGGGTATTTTGCTAGCAACGTAGGGATTGGCACGACGAATCCTGGGGCACTTCTTCATCTCAATAAATCATCAGGTGATACTACAGCACTTGTTCAGTCTGGAAGTGTAACAGGTCGTTTTTTGACTAATGATACTGGCACTTATGTCGGAACAACAACGGATCATAAATTTACAATTCAAACAAATTCTACAGCTAAAGTAACTGTTCTCAACAC